TAATATTGCTTGTGGAATTACCATTTCTAATCTTGGATAAGTATCTGTCTCCGGATTTACTGTACATTTAACAATCGGTGTTCCGTCCATAAATCCAAAATCTACTTCTACATGTTCTTCGCCCTTAATAGTTTGAATTACATAATTAAGCGATTTGTTTTGAGCAATATATTTATTGTTGCTTTCTGTATCGACAATATTGTTTTCAAATACTTTTTTGCTGACAATTTCTTTTGCCCAATCCATTAGAATGTTTCCTCTTGATCCATCTGTCCCGACATTTCCATGCCAACATCATGTGCTATTTCATGATATTCAATTTCTTTTTGTAACTCTTTTAGTTGATTTAAAAAAGTTTTGTTATTGTACCTGTCACGATCATAACGTGCAAATCGTTCATCACTCCAAAACTTTAAACCAATAGACTTACTTTCTTCTAGTGATTTAAGTTTTTTTTCTGTTTTACTTATAAGATGTTCTACAACATCTTCTGCTTCTGGATATGTTCTAAATATCCTTTTTTTTATATTTGGCATTTTTTCCCCTATATATTTTAATTTATGATTAAATTATAACAAAGATATAGGACATATTGATTTATTTATAATATTTACTATCTACTAATTCACGTCTAAGACTTAACAAGAACATAAGTAAATCTTCTCCTGTTGGTAAAAATATTAAGCTAATTGTTTCATCATGATCAAATACTTGAATTGCAAAATCGTCACGTTCAACAGTTACATTAATTGCAATTGTACAACCGATTGCTTTCATGACAAGGCCTCCGTCATAAACCCCGTTAGATTCAAGCGCTTCAAAACTATCTACCAAATAAAGTAGATCATCGGCTTGCTCAAGGTAGTGTAAAACACTTTGAAAGCCAAAATTAAATTCTTCAAATCCTGTTTTTGCCATGTTTATAGTTTAGTCTTTTGATTTTTCTTTTTTGCACATTCTACAATGAAAAATAACATCGAGATCTACCCACTTGTGTCCTTTTTCTTCGCAGTTATAAACTTCCGGTGGTTTATTATCTTCGACCATTTGACCTAATAATGTCCAATTCTTAGCAATTGCGAATGGTGTAATTGTAATATCTTTCCATTTTGTTTTGTAAACATAAACACGTTGTTCTATTTCTTCTGAAGTTCCACCGATCTCTGCAATATCTTTTATAACTTTATTGAATCCGGATATTTCTTGTTTTGTCTTAGGTGTATATTCTAAGGCATTACTTAATGCATTAAATAGATACTTTCTTCCCGATTTATCTTCTTGTATAATATGACTTTGGTTAGATGACTTTAGTTTGTGGTCCATATTAGGACTTACCCCCTGTTCATATTTGACCTTAGCCCCCATACCATATATGGTAGGATTAAATATTACTGTATATAAATTACTTGTTTGTCCGTCATCAATATATCTTGCTTCAACTTTGATCGCACCGATTTCTTTTAATTCTTTTAATGCCCGTTTTACAGAACTAGGACTTTTACCACATCTGTTACCAATAGACTTAATACTTGGATAGCAACTTCCATCTTCCTTATCAGCGTATCTACATAGCGTTGCGTAAACTCTAAACGCATTATCTGTGACTTTACTCTCTGTCAACCACTCTGGGACAATAGAAAAGTATACTTGTTGATTAATCTGCATATATTCCTCTCTGTCCTAGTGTGCCTTGTCAAAACAAAACAAAAGCAAGACACATAGGACTATGATTGTAACTTAACTACTTTTAGTGACTGATTGTATTAAGTCGTCAAGTTTTTCTTTTTGATCTTCTAATTGATCTGATTCTACTTCTTTTGTTTTTTCGTTATCTGTACCACTTAGATAAGGATTAAGCCAAGCTGATGTATCATATAATTCTATTCCAACACCAAGTCGCATAGCACATCTTTTTATAGCGTCCGATATACATTCTTTTGCTCGTTCTCCATTATTAGCTACTTTTTTATTTCCCTCTGTAAAGAATGGTTTGTCACACATTCCAACCTCAGTAACAGATCTTAAATGACCATCAATAGTACCCTTTACTGTATACTCAACACCGGTCAAAAATTTTCTTTGAATCCCGCTATCATCTTCTACTGTATCGTATAAGTGGTGTCCCAAGATCATCTGTACATCGGGTATTAAAGCAATTAACCTTTGTGTTACTTGTGTATGTTCTACATAATCTATTGATCCGTAAGACATTTTTAATTGTTTTATGACTGATTTGTTCCAGTCTTTACTTAAGGCAATTTGTTGTTCTCGTTTTGTCATATTCTCCTTTTATGTATAAAGAAATTATAACTAGGACTATGACAAGTTATTTTTTGCGATTATCTGTAAAACCAATTGTATCTATAAAGTCTACTATTTCGTCATGATCCCATAATGGACCACACTTTAAAATCTTAGTCGGATCGGGTAGCTTACCATGATATTTGTATGACGCTACCTTTTGTCTAGTCGTTCCAATCATATCTGCTATTTCAGCTAAACTAACCGGATTAAATTTAGGTTGCATAATTAACTCCTTTGTATTTTCTACTTTAATATAAGATTTATTTTATTGTGTTTATAATCTACCTAATTTTGGATCATCAATTAAGCAATATTTACAAACATCTGCAAAGTCGTTAAGTGATTTAAAGAAAATAACATTTGCAGTTTGTCTCATAAGCTCACGATTACAGTTGTAACAGTAGTTTTCTTTGTATCTTTTTATGTTTGCCATTTCTCTCTCTCTGTTGTGGTAAGAGATTCGAATCCTTAAGGTTTTTCGTTTAGGTTTCTAGTTTTTGCGGAGGATTTTCGCCCCTCTCCCTAAATCCTTGTCGTATCGAATCTCTTAATATAAGATTAATCTTAGATTAAAGTAATGTAAACTTATAAGTAAGAAAGTTTTTTAAAAGGTCGACATAGAACTAGAGTGTTGTTATATCTGTTCTTGTTTTTCCCAAGTCTCTAAAAAGCCTAATATAACTTCTTCGATCTTGTCTATTTCAAAAACTACTAAGCCGTTAGTCGTTCCGTCCGGCATGGCTACATAGACAAATGGTCTTATATCTCCTATAATATTATTTTTATTTGCCTGTTCTTTAGCTTCTGTGTATTTCTTCCAAAGGGTTTGTACTTGTTTTCCTGCTTTAACTTCTACCTTAACTTCTCCACGCCAATTTTCTTCATGTCCCATTTGTGCTCTAAACTTAGTATCTGGAATCTTTAATTTCTTTCTAGCTATATTTTGTTTTCTGCGTCCTTTATTTTTATTATTTAATCCACGCTTTTGTTGTTCAGTCCAATTCTCTCTATTCTTCACAGTCTTTTGGCCCATACCTTGCATGCCTGCATGCTTTCTTCTTTTGTAATCGCTATATGTTTCATCTTCTTGCCATTCGATTTCACTCATTGTAGTTGTCCACCGCTAATTCTAGTCTCTCGCTTTCGATCTCATCAACTTTAATAATTTTCATTTGTAATTTTTCTTTAGCTATATTATCCCAATCAATATCAGTCCGTCTTATTAAGGGTGTATCAAATTGCAAAGACTTGTTTACTATCTCATGTTGTGGTCTGCCGTATTTTCTTACTGTTTTAACCACTCCGGGCCATTGTTCTTCAAGATCTCTAGCCATTCTCAGTCGTCCATCTCCTTTGTACAACTCGCCCATGTTTCCACCTTTCATAGTTAACGTAGCATTTTTATCGATCATAAATACATTAAATAAAACAGTACAGTATTTCTTAGCCATTGCTTGTAAGAACAAGTCTGTATCTTCGTTATATCTTCCACGCCACCTAAAATCTAGTGAATTATCAATAAGTAAATTAGAAAATACTCGGTTGTTATGCCAATAAGGTTTTTTAACTCCCTTATTTACAAAAAAAGTGTAATTCATTCCACTAATTGCTATGTTTGTATATCGATCTGTGAACTTTTCTATTTCATTTAAGGCAATATTAGGATTAACAATAATTCTTCTGCCGTTCCAAAAGTATCTTGTATGCCTTATATTGTCATCAAATATCCAATGTCTTTTAGCTCCTAGTTCTTTTGAATGTTCCCATACAAAATTTCTTGCCGGTATTGATCCCAGACCTAAGTTGCTGAAAGGTGTTTTAATAAGTATTTCTTGATCATAAAAAATTGAATAGTCGTCATACTCTTGTGGCTCAACTACGATCTTAAAAGGGACTTTATACTTTTTAAACATATCTGCCGTAAAGCAAACATCGTGTCTTCCTTTAGATATTATATAAACCGGATATTTATTGCTCATCAAAAAAGATTGCACTTGGATTTTCTCTAGGTCTTTCCGGATACCAAATGCTAGAAGTCTTTCCAAACTCTTTATTAACTAAAGTAACTCCTATTTTTTCCATTAGTTCTTCTTTATCAAACTGATTTTCAAATCTAATTACTAACTTGTGCTCATCTTCGTATGGTTTAAAATCGTCCATGCCAACCCATTCGTTTGCAGTATCATGACTTTCTATTTCACTTGCCGGTCTTGTTGTAAACACTAAAGCTGATAGTTGATCTTCGTTAAATCCGGTGCCTTTAATATCTCCGTCAATTTCAAGTATTTCTTTTAATAAATCACTTAAAGCTCTATCATCTACTTTTGCTGAATTGCTAATTTCATTATCACTAGTTAAAACTCTTAGTGCTTTAGTATCATTTGGATCTATATTTAACTTAATAACAGGAACTCTTTTTCTACCCATTTTCTTAACTGCAAGTACTACTCCGTGTCCGGCTAAAATTGTATTATCTTTTGCAATAACTATATTCCTATAAAAGCCGTGATCTTCTATTGAGGCTATTATTTCCTCTAATTGTGCTTCTGGGTGTTCTTGATAGTTTTTAGGGTGTTCTTTTAAATCTTCTACATCAATTCTTATTGTTTTGAATGGTTTGTCTTGGAACTCAATTAGGTCTTCAAGCTCTTTTTCATCAAACCCAACAACATCAATTTCAAACTCATTAAGAGAATTAAGACTTTCAAGTAGTAAATCATTGTCCCAATCTGATAGATCATGAGTTTTATTGTCTGCAATTGCATAAGCTCTTATTTTTTCTTCAGTCCAATCACTTGGTATTTCTACTGTGTCAATAAATTCCCAACCTAATATTTTACTAGCTTGTAAAGTACCATTACCTGCAATAACAATATTGTCTTTTATTACAATAGGTTTTTGTTGTCCAAAGTTTTCTAATGATTTAGTGATTGCTTCTATATTTGCTTGATTGTGCTTTCTAACATTTTTCTTATCTTCTTGAAGTGAGTTAATGTCTTTTTTTACAATCTTCATAAGTATATTTTAGTTAGTTTCTTATCTTATCGTAGTCTTTCCAACAATGTTTAGAACTATTCCAATGGTGCCAACCGTCATTATATATAAGCCAACTAGCAACTCTTGTTGATGTTTCAGCATTAAATCTATTATCTTTAATATTTAATTTAGGTGTAAGCCATTCCCAAGTATTATCATTGAATTGCCAAAGCCCTCGATCTTGTGTGCCGTTAGTATTATTGCCGACTGCGTTAGAATATCCTGTTGATTCACAATAAATTATTAATAAAGACTTATTAATATCTTCATCTTTAAAGTATTTTTCGACTAGTGGTTTCCACTTATTAACTACTTGTATTTTTTCAGTTACATCTCTACAAATAAAATAATTTGTTAATTGATCAACTGTTGGTGCTGTCGTCACTAGACACGACAGTATCGGTGCTATTAATATCTTCAACATATTCTATTGGCTCGATTCTTAATATTCCT